TGCACCATATGCTACAGATACAGTTCTATGTGTGGCAAAGGTAAACAAGTCATCACGCCATGCGCTATCCATGATTGACAGCGGGCAGATAACCAACACACGTTTTATTATTTTCTGTTGAAGCAAGTAGTCCGACGCCCAGATCGCACTAGCTGTCTTACCTGTACCCTGTTCGTTAAAACAAAAGGATCGCTTGTTCATCGTTAAGAACCCTGCGGTTACCTTCTGGTGGTCAAAAGGTTTGTGTTTACCTGTCCATTTGTACCTACCCTCAATGGGTGATGGGGCTTTTATATTTAACGCCTTAAGGCTCGATGCTTCCGCAAGTCCCCAGTTAACTAACACCTTATTGTTTGGTAGTTGTTGGCTCTTTGGTATAAGTGCTGTAACTCTGTTAGGGTCACGTACTCTAATCAACAAAGCTTTGTTGTCAATAATCTTCAAAATACTCTCCAGTATGTTTTATTTTTTCTTTTTATTTTGCCCGTTTCTTGCACGGTTCTTCGCAGGACTTTCCAGTTTAGTACCGTCCTTGTTACTGCCCCCCTTTGATAACATCTTATTGTGGCTTACGTCTTTACCTTTGCGGTTTATTTTTTTCTTGTCGTAAGCACGTCTGGCGCGTTGTCGTTCCATCCTATCTGGATGTTCCCCACGCTCTTTCTGTTTCTTATATTCTTTCTTGTAGGGTCTGGGTGATTTAGTATATGGCATCAGTTACTCCCATTATGAATACATTCAATTACTGCGCAGTGGCGTTTACATAGTCCACTAGGATGCGCGTTCCAAATATCGTTCTCGTATGCTGTCTCCATACGCTTGTAATTAGCGATCCACTTCTCCCAAAGAGAAGGAATCATATCTTCGGTATACTTATCTTTAACGATATTATTTATTTTAACAAACAGTAATGCGGCGTTCACCTGTTTTATTTCGGGGAAGTGCTTGAACGTGGCTAGTGCCATAAGCTCTAACTGCCCCTTATCTGCATATGCCGATGACTTACTTGTCTTGTAGTCCACTACCCATGCTTTCCCATCGTCAATGATAACAAGGTCAGCGATACCACGCCACCAAACATTCTTATCTCTAAAGCCACAAGGCTCTAACTCTTTGGTAAGACCGAACTTCATTTCTGTTAACTTCTTACCACGTCTTCTACCAAGTGACTCCAGCGCTGGCTCCATATAGGAGAACTTACTAGGCACTGGCTTCCCATCGCGTATGTATTCTTCAGCAACAAGGTGGGCTTCAGTACCATATTGCATGGCATCTGTTTGTGGCTCAGAGTAATCTTTAGCTATCTTCATGTGATAGAATTGCTTCGGGCATTGCTCAAAGGATTTAATTCTACTAAATGACCACGGGGCTATACTCACTCACAATCTCCTTGGGTTTTTGTGGGTGTAACCGTTTTTTTGGAAGTACCCTCTTTTTTTCTTGCGGATATGCCCACATTCCGTACATACGTATTTTTTACTACTTACGCGATTTATGATAGATGCTAAACGAGTAAACTTACTATAAACATTCTTGGCGGGTATCTCCTCTTTTATCTCTTTCCAAGTATGCCCAGCCATACGCATAAAAGCAATCCTCCACATATCTTTACTAGATAAACTCACTCACAATCTCCATATGATTTGCCTGTACCGCTCTCGCAGTTAATAGGTAGGCCGTCTGCCCAGTGCGGTGTCCAACGCATACATTTCTCAATATACTCTTGCGCTTCTTCCAATACATCATCCTTTACACAGCATACAATCGAGTCATGTACCGTTAGTACAACACGATATTTCTTGGCTATTTGTAGCATTTGTTCACCAATAATGCAACGTGCTATGGCCTGACATACATTCTCCACGATCTTACCACCGTATATTCTGGTGCGACCTCGCCTTGTTTTGTAGTCAAACTCTACACCTTTATCGGTAGTCTGGAACTGTAGATCAGCGTACCCTAACTTCAGTCCTGATGGTAACAGTATCGTACCATCAACCACCTTGAGTACACCGTCCAACCCGAACTGAGTGTCATCACCATTGGCGGAGTCTTTTAAGAATTTCTGAGCATCACGCCATAACTCGTTTATGTTCCAGTTAGCCTCGCGATAGATTTCTATGATGCGCCGTGCTTCGTCAAGTTTTACATACACGCCCATCCCCTGCAACTGTGCTTGGAACTTGACTGCACCCATGCCATAACCTGCACCAAGTATTGTAGTCTTGCCCACAAACCGCTGATCTTTATCAACATCTTCTTCGGGGACTCCATAGATGCGTGAAGCCATCTTCTTGTAAACATCTTCTCCTGCGGTAAATGCTTGGGTCAGGTCATCTTGTTTGGCAAGCCAAGCCAACACCCTTGCTTCGATCTGTGATGAGTCACAATCAATGAGAGAGCATCCCTCTGGTGCAATGATACTACGCTTGAGTTTCTTACCATCGCGTCCACGACTTGGTAAATTCTGTAGGTTAATCTTGTCGTCGCCACCCCACCGTCCAGTGTGTGCCGCGTAATATCTAACAGGTACAGGCAACAGACCACGCTTGGATATGTCGATGAACCTCTGTGTCCGTGTCTCTTCTAATGTACTTTTGTTACCGAGACGCGCCGCTACAAGAAGTTGCACCTCCTCGTTCTCATGTTCTTGAAGTGCCTTGAGCCCCTCATCTGATTTCGCAAATGCAAATGTTTCTTTGCCAGTAGTCAGGCTAATCTTCATGGGTGGCTCCACACCTAACCCTTTAAGTAGTTCAGCAAACTTAGGGTTCGACATCAAGTCGGCCTTATCAACTTTAGCGCTGCGTAGTAAGTCATCCTTACGAGAACGTGTTTCTATAAGATGTTGTTCTAATAGATTTAGATCAAGGTCTAAGATAGGTTCAATAAACATACGTAATGTACGGTCTATTAATTTAAGCTCACTCTTAGGAAACCCTTTGACCATTATTGCGAAGAGTTTGTATGTCAGGTCTACGTCGTTAATACAGTAGTCACCAAACTTACCTAGTTCAACCTCCGAGAAGGCTTCTCTTTTCTTTCCGAGGGTGTTGAGTATCTCGTCTCCTTTAGCTCCGATCTGATACTTTTCAGCCAACGCCTTGAGACTACTAGAAGTTTCCACCCCGTGAAGAGCGCGGGAGATACACAGAGTATCGGTATACACGCGAGGATGAATATCGTAATGCCAACTAAGAATAGCACCATCGAACATAGTATTATGGCACAGTACCATAGACTCCGCCCAATTAAAGGTGTGTAAGTAACTTTTGAGTTGTTCATGTGTTCCACTCGCCCACTCCGTTTTTTTGTTGTTAACCTTGACGCCAACCCCAATCACTTCGAAGTTGGGGTCACGTATGTATCCTTCTGTTGTCATCTTACGTAAAGATGTTTCCTTGTCATAGAAGGTCTCAAAGTCCAGTGTGATTAAGTCCATTACTTCTCTTCAACCTCACACTCATAAGCAATCCCCACGTAAGCCATGATGTCTACATAGTGGTCTCTCTTGAGTGGACTTGTTCTTCTGCGTGCTAACTTTGTAGCAATGTGGAACATAGGAACTTCTGATGGTTTTATATCGTGACCTGTCATAGCATTAAATATACTGGCTATGTGTGTCATGTTCTCTACGGGATCTCCATAATCTTTGTTCCGCTCACCTGATGTAAGGCGCGATGCTTCATCAAGTAACACACTGCGGTTAGCTTCTTTCTTAAACTTTTCTTTTATGAAAACTTCTTTTGGTGTACCTACACGCTTCAATGTCTTGCTCGCGTAGCTGTACGAACAGCCAACTGCCTTAGTAATATCATCTGCTGTAGCCAATGGGTTATCTATAAGGTACGCGAATACCTTCTCTTCTGTTGGTCGTTTCATTTCTCTCTCCCTAAATGCTGTGGCCTTTTTTTCTAAGACCTTCTACAAATTTCTTTAGCTCTACCTGTGCGGCGTTGTACATTGTGTCTCCCATCATAGTACGATTCTCACCCGCTTGGCGTTCGTAGTTGTCTACCTGTTTGCGTAGGAACTTAAGCTCCTCTTCTTGTGCAGGGTTTAGTTTCATCGCTCCTCCTCATTTATATCAAATTCCCATGTCTCTGTATCCCAAGGAAAGTAGCCACTAGCAAATGTAAAACCTCCTACAGGTAAAATTCTACCCTTCCCTCTACTTATACCATTCTGAGTGTTCCATTTTATATTGCATGTGTGGCAATGATAGTAACTTCTAATCTTAAGCCCAATGCGTCTCCACTCACCTGTCTTCTCTACTGTGTCACTCAGACACCATCTGCATTCCATAACATCTCCTCATGTGCCTCTCACTACCAATGAGAGGACTAAGCGTAGCGTGCCTTACCCGACAAGATCACCGTTAATAGAACTTTCGGAGGACGGCTCCTGTTGCGGTGGATATCAAGGGCACAAAAATTAAAGCCCTCATATATGCCATTACCTCTCACCGCTTAGTAATTCTCTATTCCACTGAAACGTTTTCTTATACCAATACCCTCTGAGTATAGCTTCAATCTCGTTCATGTTATCTTCATTAACAACTATAGCGATTCCACGTTGTGCGTCTATATCTCTTAAGTTCTTTTCCTGTAGTGGTGTAGGTGTGTTCTTACCAGCTTTACATTCAAACCCAAAGAACCTTCCCTCGAAGCACCCGACTATATCAGGCACACCGCTACTACCGTAACCACCTGTAACTGGATAGAAGTAGTACGCTCCTATAGCTTTAAGGTGTTTAACGACAACCTTCTTAACTTTTGCTTCGGGTGTCATCGCCATGTTAGTCCTCCTAAAAACTGGTTTCAAATAGGGAGACGCGAACATCCCCCTATGTTTATTGCTAGCCAGTGGCTAACGTCTTATCCAAGAGCTAGCCCAAGTACCTTTGCTGAGTTCATCGTACACGTAATAACTTTCAACGCCAGTACGATTCATTCTTTTAATGCCAACACCCTTGACCTCCCTGTCATAACCTACCATCATTAGCACAGATATTTTACCTTTGATAAAGTCAGGTAGTGCATCCCAATGGTCATAGCTGTCTTTTAATGTGTTGTCAACACAATTCATACCAATACATTGTACACTGATGTGATCCTTAGTAGGGTCTACTCTTGCAATGTATAACGTGTCACTAGGAATACTAGATTGAGACATAGTACATCCCATCACCCAACGCGTAGCCTACATCCTCGACATACTGATCTTGTGTTAAGATGTTTACAACAGATAGCTTACCTGCTAGTTCCTGGGGGAGCGTTACATCGGTGTAGGTATTGATAAGTTCTGGTGGAAACTCATCAGGTCTAAGTTTATATACTTTACTCGCATCGTTAATTTGCACCACATCGAAGTGTTGCTCACCTAGTTTCTCATATACTTTTATAAGATGTAGGTTCAGGTGTTTAGCTTCAGATACTTTCTTCTCCTGTTGAGATGTTATGTAGTCCTTCACTTGTTGCCCGAACGCGGCGTCTAAGAACGCATAGCCAGTATGAACTAAGTGTTCCATCTCACGATACATAGAGATGCTTGTGAACATCTTATCTTTCTTGGCATCTGCATCTTGACGTACCTTATAACGTGCCGAGGTAAAACGATGTTTCACATTACTCAAGGTTTCATTGGCTATGTCAAACATAGTAAAGTTCTTAAGATACCGCTTCGCATTCTTCACACCACCCTTCAAGTGTAAAGACATCGCCATGTAATGCTGATCGCTTTGGTAACTACTATACTTCATGTTCCGTATAGTATGAGAGTACACGACATAGTTCTCAATACCTTTGCCAGTCTCGCGGTAGTCACCGAAAGCAATCCACCCCATGCAGTAGGGGTGCCCCTTCATAAATACCCACGATGAATGTCTACCTCTATAATGAAAATCTATACCACGCATCTCTTTGCTCAGTCGGTGAATGAAGTTCTTTACCTCATCTCTTTGATCACCTGTAAAATCTTCAATCTTACTTACACGTCTTGCTATATAACTCATTTTGTTTTCTCCTTGGTTATAATTTTAGCTGATCCCTTGTCTGTATGTATCAGGTCACAGTATTGATTGATGAAGCTGTTGTACCTCGCCCGTAGCATCGGCAAGTCCACATCACCTCCTAACTTGTTCTCCACATCCGTCATGTCACTCCACATTTTAAGGTTACGTAGATTATTCCACATGTCCTCTTGGAACAGACTGGTTAGCTGTCTGTAATTATCTGGGTCACATAGCCTCTCCGTAAATATAAAATCACGTTTCCAGTACTCCATCCGTATATTACTAAAATATTCATTGTTGGTGCTTGGTAGGATATTGTACATACTAACCACATACTCTAGTAGCTTATCACTGTATGGTTTGATCTCTGCTTTACGCTTCCTATCCACACGCTTCTTGGGATGCACATACTGATACGTGTTACCGCGCACGCGCCATAGAGATGTGTTTACCTCTCGCTCGAACTCAAGTGGATAGTCACCCTTGGGTAAGTAGTAATCATCACGGCTATCACCATCGCGTTTGTATCGTGCATCTATAACAACGTACTGTAGGCCATTGTGACAGTAGAACTGCATGTTACTTGGTATTGCATTCTCAAGCATGGTGTTACGTATTGTATGTGTGTAAGCACCTAGCTCGTTGCGTATGCGTATCCTCTCCCTCGTGCCATCATATGTCCAGAGTATCGGTGCGAACTCCTTCAGACCATCGTGACTACCGCCGTCCATCAGACCATAACAATTATATGAGAACTTCTTTACACGTTCCCACTTACGGTTGCGCGGGCCAAGTGGTCTTATGTCATGGTGCAGTGGGTGCTTCTTACTCACTATTGGTTTCGTTGTGTTATACATTTCCTCCACTCTGTGAAACGTATCCAGATTTGTTTTGTAATGTCTCATTACCATTTTGTTTTCTCCTCTAGCCAGTGGCTACTTGTTTACATATTATTTGATTTGACGTGGACTATCTTACCCACGCTTGGTTTCGCAGTCTTATTATCTAGGACTGTCCACAGTACAGGGCATGTCCACTGACCCCATCCACCGTATAGGCAACCATCTGTTAACACGATAACAGCCTGTGGTTTAATGCCATGCTCGGCCATGTACTTTGGCACACACTCAACATCAGTGCCACCGCCACCTCTCGGCTTGGTTGACTTGACCAACGTATCGAGTTCATGTGTCTCGTACTTCTCATCACGACACACCTCGGTATCCCAATAGATCACACGTACCAACGAGGGCTTGACCGTATCACAGATAGACTTGATCTCAGACAAGAACACCGACAGTTCACGGTCGCCAATCGAGCCTGACGTATCGATCGCCAATACCAGTTCCTCGACCTGTTCGCTGTACGTGCTTGGCATGTAAATACCTTGCCCGACTAACCTACGCTTTGGTTTACGCCACGTAGAGTAGTCACTCCCTGCACATGTAGATGCGATGAACTCACGCAATACTTCACGCCAATCAACTTGGGGTTCGAGTAGTTCACCTAGATTACGCTTACCCCTGTTACCCAGTTTACCTGCAACCATGTGACCTTGGCGTATTGCTTCATCAATATCACGTTCAAGTTCTTGCTTCTCACCATCGGTCATCTCCTTCGCACCCTCGAAGTCATGGTCATCAAACGGCTTACCGACTACGGTGTTTTGTCCACCTGTTGTACTTGGACTCCGTCCGCCATCACCGTCGCCATCACCTGATGACGTGTCATCATACAGTAGCTTAAACACTTCTTCAGTATTCATACCTCGATACTTCTCATCGAGACACCCACCTTCGATCCACTCCACAAAACCATTCTTGTTCTCATCCATGATCTGTAGGTTGATGACATAGTCCATAGCCATGTTAGTTAGCTGTGGGTCTAGCTTGTGTAGGTGTTGGTAGTTGTGGATATGCCTGTACATCTTATGTCCTACTTCGTGTAGCACAAGGAAGCGTAGCTGTGGGTCGGTCAATCCTGTAACAAATCCACGTCCATAGTATTCATCCCTACCGTTAGTGTAGGCAGTTGGCACATCATCTTTGATCGCTTTCTCACCCACCATCAACACACCAGACAACGCGGTATAGTCATCGTTGCCCATGATAGAGACAACGGCCTTGGATAGTCGTTGCTCTTCAGTTAGATTATTTAACATTAACATTTTGTTTTCCTCTCTAGCCAGTGGCTATTACTTTTTATCTGCTGTGAACATGTATGTGTTGTCCATTGCCCACTGAGTGAACTTGGCGTTAGACATGACCAC